ACAACGTAAGGGCGAGCTATCCCGTCGTCATCATCAACGCCTTCAATAAGAAGGTCTGCGTGTATTTCATAGACAGCGTAGCGGTCGTCATCGGTAAGCGAGTAGCCCCCGTCTTCCGCTTTCTTCTCTTCAATGTCTGTGTGGTAAGGTTCTGGATCACCGAGGTCTACGTCTTTATAAAACCCTGCGGCTTGTAACTTCTTCAATTCGTTCTTTGTCTTACGCATTACGTGCGTTACACGCTCTGCGGCTTCGATATTCGACGCACCGTAAGGCACGATCACATCCTCTGCGGAAATGTAAACAGCGACCTGACGTCCTAGATTAGGGTCGTAATAGACCTTCTTAAACGCGGAGCCTGCCAAACCAAGGCTGTACAGCATCCGTTCGTGTTCTGGGCGATACTCTACCATGTTCTCGGTGAGTTCGTAGTTCATATCCGCTTTAACGCGTGCAGCGGCTTCGTCTTTCTCTTTAGTCTCCCGACCAAGTATCTTAGTCTTCACAGGGCCAGCGGCTGGCATAGTCTCGCTCATAGTCTCTGCTTGGAACCTGATGGCTGCTTCGGCTAGGACTGTAGAGTTAACGCCACATGCGCCTTCCCACGGGTCTGAACGCTCTTCGTATTTGAAGCCAAGTACGTCTAAGCCTTTAACAAACGTGTCCGCCCAGTCTTTGCGTCCTTCTATGTCCGTTGTTATCTGGCCGACAAGATCGCTTGACAGGGTTTCAAGGTCGGTGTCATCCATCAGTTCAGCTAGGTTTGCGCCAAACTCAGAGAAATCCATTTCGTCACCGGGGATTATGGTGACTTCCATGCTACCGTCAGATAGGGTGACAGACTCAGGATCAACGATCTCAATCTCTAGCTCAGAGACGTCCATTTCTGCTACGCCTTCAAGATCGCCTTCTAGGTCTTCTAGTCCCATTGGGGCAGCGTACTGCCCTTTTTCAATAGCCATGTATCACCTCTAGTAGTATCCGCCTCGGCGCTGTTTAAAATATTGCTGTTCTTCTGGTTCGTCACTAGGCAACCGAATAAAGCCACCCTGTCTAAAACGCATCAAAGCCATCACAGTTGAGTCTACAAGGTCATCATTACTCATAAATGGAAATCCTGCAATTTCTTCAACCACTTCCTCTGCCCATCGTGTCTGTGGCACCCAGCAAAGCCCAGATGCTACAATGTCTGCAACGGAGTTAAGTCTAGCCAACTTGTCCCCTGACCCTCTATGTGGTGTGTACTCAGACACTGGTAGACCCATACGCCGCATCTCTTGATACAAGGCCACACCAGAGCTTTTCTTCTCCACAATGAACGAGTCTGGTTCCCAGTCGTTATACTCTTCCATCGCAAGCTGTTTAAGTTCTGGGAACTCTATACGTTGTTTTATGCTATTTAACAATATAATATTGTACGCGCTGGTCTCTTCGTTCAAGAATACCCCCCATGTGGTAAGCGCTGTAAAGTCTGCACGGTTATGTTTCTCGGCTGCGGCGTCAAGCGACATGATAATATATTCACAGGACGGGGGTGTCTCAGGGGTCCACTCGTTCCACCACTCACGCTTAACAATAGCGGCTTCTTCTGTGGTAGGTTGCTGCTGATACTGCGAGTTCCACTGGAACACAGGCATAGAGGCTTTGGTACGTAGTAGGGCTTCTAGGTCAAAGAACTCAGGCCATAACGGCTTTTGAGTTGTCTTTTTAGTTTTCTTGCTGACGACATCTAGGATGGCGGGGAACTCAACGACTTCGTACTGATCCGCACGTTCGTTCTTGCTCATGTCACGTACCACACGGCCTGTAAGATCATCTAGGTGCCAACGTGTTTGTATGATAGCCACCCGTCCTCCGGGCATTAATCGCGTCCGTGCGCCGAAGGTGAACCACTCATAGGCTTTGTCGAACACCGAGAAGTTCCCGTTGATTACGTCTTGCTCAGAATGAGGATCATCAACAAGCAGTAAATCAGCGCCACGACCAGCAAGAGCAGAACCAATTCCACAAGCATAATACTCTCCCCCTACGTTGGTATTCCAACGACCCGCTGACTTGCTGTCTTGTGCCAGCTTTACGGTAGGAAATATAGACCTGTAATCGTCTAAGGCTATCAAGTTACGCACCTTACGGCCAAAGTCTACCGCTAGGTCTGTGGTGTGAGACACCATCATAACCTTCTTGTCTGGGTTTCTACCTAAGAACCATGCTGGAAAGAAGATAGACACAAGCTGTGATTTGCCGTGGCGTGGTGGGATGTTAACACAAATACGGTCTTTCTCACCCCTTTCGATGTCCATAAGTAGGTCAGCAAGGATGCGGTGGTGCTTACCCACGATAAATTCAGGCATCATAAGTTTGCAGAACTCAATCAGATCGTCATACGCTAGTTTGTTTTTGGACCTTGTAGACAGTTCGTCCACCATACGGTCAATCTCAGCCACTTCTTCCTCGCTAAACGAGTCAAGGTTAGTCAACATTGTCTCAATATCGTCTTCGCTAAAGTCAAAACCCTCAGTCATCGTCGTCAAACCCAAACTCTTCGTCAACATCTAGTGTTTTAGCGGTCAGAATGGTGGCATCTTCTACTTCTGGCTCTGGATTTACCAGTTTTGCCAGCTTACTGCGGAGTTTTTCCTTGATATCGTCGGTGGTTTGGTGGGTAATGGTCACTTCAGACTTCTCTGTGAACAGTCCTACGTCTGATATCTTACCCATAAGCTCTATAGCACGCATTCGTACCCGTGGATCAGGGTTTTCTGACTCTATGATGAGCTTGTTTGTTACTAGGTTGCGAAGTTGTTTGGAAGATTCCACTACAGAGTGGTTAAATTCCTCTATTATAGCTCCTGCCATCTTAATAGATGGGGGCGTTAGCTTCGCTGCGCGTCTGTTGGTAACTTTTCGGGACGTTTTGTCTGGTTCCTGCGCATATGCAGTCGCTAAAACAGCGGCAACCTCTTTATCGTCCTCGTCTGGGGTGGTGTTTAACCCGTGGCCCTCTAATTCTGTCACTGTTTTAGCCAGCGCAGCGGTGCGTTTGGGTAGCGGAAGCTGCTTTGCTTCATCCTCTAAGGGTACACCTAGTTCAGGCGTTAAATTCAATGTCATATCATTTCGCAGGTAGTTAACCGGTAACGTAATACTAGGTTACAAAAAATTTTTTAGCAAGGGTTTCTAAAAAGGGGTGGGGGGTTTTCAAAAAATAGCGATTTATTCGGCTGGATTAGTAATAATAGTACTATGGCGGAATCCTATATGACAGCGCGGGGGGTGCCCCACCCGTACCCTTCTGGAAAACGTGTTTCGGGTAGCTACCCGAAAGGTATTTAGTTTGTTTTGGTGTCATTTAGTTGTAGACAGTACCATTTAGTCATGTCATAAGAGGTTATCAGAAGGCCAAAACGGATAGCTGATTTATCGGAGACTACTACTATGACAACTGTAAATGACATGAAAACAATGTTCACCGCAACCGGCGAAACTTATAATGTCGAAGGCATTCCAGCCTTTGAAGTGGGCGCGATGCAGTCCGCCAAGGCTGGCACTGAAGCCCTAGTTTCAACCTACGCGTTAATGGTCGGCTCTGGCATTTTGCCAAGTGATTACCTGTCACACAAAAACAGGGAAAGCACAGCGTCCAAGGTGCAATGGGCGGCGCGTATCGAGGCTGCTAGTCAGATTTGTTACTCACCTGCAGAACGCGCAGAGTTGGCAACCAAAGCGTTGAAGGACGCGACGCAAGACCAAAAGGATGATCGGAAGAAACTGCAGGACAAGGCTGGCAATCTTCTCAAAAACATTCGTACCGGTCTCACCAATGCTCACAAGACGGCCAATCCAGAACTGTACAAGTCTGATGACAATGGCGCGAATGAGCCAAAGGTCGCAATCGAGACGCTGGCAAAACAGATCGGCGAGGCGCTCAAAACATTGCGCGGTGACAAAGTATTTCCTGATAACTTTGCACATGATGATGCGGTTGCGGTTTTGGTAGGGTTTGAGAAAACCTTCTTAAAATAAACCACCTAACATTTTACATGGGGGCGCTTTCGAGCGCCCCTTTTTTTGTGTCTTTTTTCGGGTAGTTACCCGAAAGTTTTATTGCGCACGCGTAACGCCTGTGATAGCTAGGCAATACATTGCACCACAATGCTCTACTAGGCTCGCTTCGGCGAGTCTTTTTTTATTCGGGTAGCTACCCGAAAGTTCTGATACCAGTAAAGAGAGTAGCTCTACGCGTGACACGTT